CACAGAAACGGAGGATGGTCTGATTTGGACACATGCTGATGGGCTCAAGGGCACAGAAGCAGATCCGGTTGCCAAAAGCGTCTAGCTGGGTCAGCAATATCTGGCAGAGCCCTGCGGAGTCTTGAAAAAGCCAGCCCTGATTTGGGCTGAGAAGGCTACCGCCGGTCTTTGATCTACCCAACCTGCTATGCCCGACTTGCAGGGCGAAGGCAAAGCTGATTTTGGCTGATGGAAAAACACGATCCGGTTTGTGACCCGGCCCCTGTGCCGGCTTCACTCTTTCTTCCCTTCCGGTCTCCGTGCCCTACCACGGAGGCCGGGTCATGGGCCGGAGCTGCCGACCTGCCTGCGCCGAAGACCTGCGCTGGATGCGCGGGGTATTGACGTAGACGCGGTGGGTCGGCACGGTCCGATTCGGACACATGCTTCCGGTGTGCACGGCGGCGCTTGCGCCGCAGCGGGTTTGATCCTCCTGTCGGCGGCTCTGGCTGCCATGCGAGAGCCGCCGTGTGCGCCGGATGGAAAGAAGCGGGAAAGGAGGAGCCTTATGGAGCAGGCAAAGGACTGGAGAAAAACCAAACAGTACCGGGAACTGAAAAAGTCTATGTTGGATAATCTGGAAGCCAGAGGCCTTTTGGAAAAAGCGTACACCGACAAGGTGGACGAGTATCTGGACTTTTGGGTACGGCGGCAGGAATTGCAGACGGATGTGGCTGAGCGCGGTCTCTCCGTGATAGATGACCGGGGCCGCATTACGGAAAACCGCAGCGTGTCCCTGGAAATTCAGGTGGCCCGGCAAATGTTGGCCGTATGGACGGCACTGGGCTTTAAGGACGCCGCCGCAAAATCGGACGTGCCGGGAGGCATGGACGATGAGTTGTAAGCTGCCGCCAGCGGTCACGGCGTATCTGGAGGCAGTGGAGGCAGATAAGCCCCGGGCCTGCCCGGAGCAGCACGCCCTGGCGGCGCATATCCGGCGGTGCTTTGAAACAGAAGATCTGCGGGTGGATACAGAGCAGCTTCGGCGGTACCTGAGTTTGTCCCGCTATTTCCCGTATAAAGACCTTTTCCTGTGGGAGCAATTCCTGACGGCGCTTTGGATGTGCACCTACACCGCTGACGGACGGCCTCGGTGGAAAACCTTGTTTTCCATGGTTGGCCGTGGCGCGGGAAAGGACGGATTTATCGCATTTGTCTCTATGTGCTCCACATCTCCCTACAATCCGGTGGGCAGCTACAACGTAGACATCTGCGCCAATAACGAGGAGCAGGCCATGACTCCGGTGCTGGATCTGGTGAACACGCTGGAGCTTCCCAAGAACGAATCAAAGCTGAAGCGGTTTTACTACCACACAAAGGAGCTGGTGCAGGGACGAAAAAACCGGGGCGTGGTCAAAGGCCGCACCAACAACCCCAAGGGACGGGACGGTATGCGCTCCGGCATGGTGATCTTTAACGAGGTCCATCAGTTTGAAAACTACAACAACATCAAGGTATTTATTACCGGTCAGGGCAAGGTGGCTCAGCCACGCGTGGGGATCTTTACCTCCAACGGCGAAATCAATGACGGGCCTTTGGATGACTATTTGGCCAGAGGACGGCGGATCTTATTTGAAAACGAGCCGGACAACGGCTTTTTGCCCTTCATCTGCTGTTTGGAGACCAAGGAGCAGGTCCATGATCCGGAAAACTGGTACATGGCAAACCCGTCCCTGTTTTATCTGCCGGATCTGTTTCAGGAGACAGCAGACGAATACCGGGACTGGGTGGAGCACCCGGAGCAAAACGGCGATTTTTTGACAAAGCGAATGGGCTTGCGGGCCGGATTTCAGGAGATCAGCGTAACGGACTATGAAAAAATCCTCAAGACCAATAAGCCACAGCCTGATTTGCATGGCTGGACCTGCACTGTAGGACTGGACTATGCGGAGCTGAGCGACTGGGCGGCAGTCAACCTCCACTTCCGGCGAGGCGCAGACCGGTTCGACATCAACCACGCATGGGTTTGCCTGCAATCCAAAACCCTGCCGCGGATCAAGGCTCCGTGGCAGACGTGGGCAAAGGAAGGACACCTGACGGCGGTGGATGATGTGAGCATCAGCCCTGATCTGATCGCGGCATACATCCAGGATGCTGCCAGATGCTACAACATCAAGGCTCTGGCGATGGACCACTACCGGTGGACGCTGGTTTCCGAAAGTATGCGCGCCATCGGCTTTGACGCGGCGGACAAGAACCGGGTGAAGCTGGTACGGCCATCAGACATTATGCAGGTGGAGCCGGTGATCCAGGAATGCTTTGACCGGGAGCTGTTTTACTGGGGCGATCAGCCTCACCTGCGATGGGGCGTGAACAACACCAAGCGGGTCCGCAGCTCACGGAAGCAGGGGGTCGATACAGGAAACTTTATCTACGCCAAAATTGAAGCGAAAAGCCGAAAGACAGACCCCTTTATGGCATTGGTGGCCAGTATGACGATTGAACCATTGCTGGGCACCGGCGCTCCGCTGGCGGCCCCGCTAATGGGGGCCATCAGACTATAACGGTCCAAATCGGACCGGAGAAAGGCTGAACTATGGGATTGAGATTTTTTGAATGGCTGGCGGGAAAGGGCGGACGAACCGCCACGGCGGAGGTATCGTGCCAAGAACTGCTGGCGGCGGCCGAAGACTTTCAGGCGCGGCAGCTTTCCTTCTGGACCTGCGTGAACATGGTGGCCAACGCCGTGGGCCGCTGCGAGGTAAAGACCTTCCGTGGGCGGGAGGAGATCCAAGAGCAGGAGTATTACCTGTGGAATGTGGAGCCCAACGTGAACCAGAACAGCTCCGCCTTCTGGCACAAACTGATCGCCAAGCTGTTTTTGGACAATGAAGCGCTGGTGATCTCCAGTAAGCGGCGGGACGGCATGGACGCGGTGATGGTGGCGGACAGCTGGCAGCAGAACACCTTCTGGCCGATGCGGATGAATGAGTACATCAACGTGACGGTGGGCGACACCGCCTATGAAAAAACCTTCCGGGAAAACGAGGTGCTGCATTTAAAACTCCACCACAACGCCATGCGCCCGGTGGTGGACGGTCTGTGCCAGTCCTACATGCGGCTGGTAGCAGCGGCTATGAGCCGCTATCAGTGGGAGCGTGGGCAGCACTGGAAGGTCCACGTAAATCAGATCGCATCCGGCACGCAGGATTTTGAGCAAAATTTTGCCAAAATCATCGAGCAGCAGATCAAACCGTTTTTTGGCAGCGGCGCGGCGGTGCTCCCGGAGTTTGACGGCTATGACTACCAGCAGGTCAATAAAACTGGCGAGGGAAAGCAAAGCGACAGCCGGGACGTGCGGAACCTGATCGAGGACATTTTTGATTTTACCGCCCGGGGCTTTCTGATCCCCGCTGTGCTGGTGAACGGCACCGTTCAGGGCACAGCGGACGCCAACAGCCGCTTTTTGACCCAGTGTATTGACCCCATCTGCGATCAGCTCCAGGAGGAGATCACCCGAAAGCGGTACGGCTTTGACGGTTGGAAACAGGGCAACTTTGTCCGGGTAGATTCCTCCGCCATCCTCCACTTTGACATGTTTGCCAACGCTGCCAATGTGGAAAAGCTAGTGGGCAGCGGCGCCTTCTCGGTCAACGATGTTCTGCGGGCGGCCAATCAGGCCACCATCAACGAGCCGTGGGCTGATGAACACTTTTTGACCCTGAACATTGCGCGGATCCAAGAAGCCGCGCAGCAGATGAACGCAGAGAAAGGAGACAGTGGGAATGAGTAATCCCAAGCAGAAGGAACGGAGGATGTGGGCGCTGAAGCAGCGGGCGGAGGACGCCAAGACGCTGGAGCTCTATATCTACGGCGACGTAGAGGGCGACAGCTATGACTGGTGGACCGGCGAGACGATCCAGAGCGAGACCAGCGCCAACGCCTTCCGGGACGCTCTGGCGGAGCATCCGGAGGCGACGGAGATCGCCGTGTACATCAACAGCTACGGCGGCAGTGTATTTGAGGGCACGGCCATCTACAATCAGCTCAAGCGGCACAGCGCCCACAAAACGGTGTATGTGGACGGCTTTGCCTGCTCTATCGCCTCGGTCATCGCAATGGCGGGCGACACGGTGGTCATGCCGAAGAACGGCATGATGATGATCCACAATATGAGCATGGGTATTTACGGAAACGCAGCTGAGCTGCGAAAGGCCGCAGACAATCTGGACACCATCAATCAGGCGGGGATGGAAGCTTATCTCCAAAAGGCCGGTGACAAGCTGGACCCGGATACCCTGAAGGAAATGTATGACGCGGAGACTTGGCTGACGGCGGAACAGTGCATGGAACTGGGATTGGCCGACCGCTACGCGGAAAAGGACGCGGACATGACCCAGGCGGCGGCTCTGCTGCAAAAGGCCAACCTGACTTTGGAGCAGCGGATCACCGTGCAGAAAAGTCTTGCCGCCCAGCTCCGGCAGTTGACGGCGGACACTGGTCATAAACCGCCTTGCTCCCCTGATCCGAAAGGCCCGGAACCTCAGCCCGAACCCCAGCAGAAAAACCGTATTATGAGCCTGTTTGGCTAAAAATGAAAGGAGAACATTATGCAGAACAATGACATCCGGAGCCGCGAGGAGCTCCGCGCCCTCATCCAGAAGGCAGTTGTCGACAATGACCCTGCCAGCTTCCAGGCAGCTTTTGACGAAATGCTCCAGCGTGTGGGCCTGGACGTGAAGCAGGAGTATGAGCAGCAGCTTGCCGACCTTCGCCAGGAAATGGACAGCCGTATCCTGACGGCCCGGGGCGTCCACCAGCTTACCGGCGAGGAGTACGCTTACTACCAGAAGCTGGGCGAGGCCATGAAGGCCATTGATCCCCGGCAGGCCGTGACCGGCATGGACGCTGTGCTGCCCAAGACGGTGATCGATTCCGTTTTTGAGGATCTCCAGACCAATCACCCCCTGCTGAGCCGCATCAACTTCCGGGCCACCGGCGGCGCCGTGGAGATCATGGTGAACACCAACGGCTACGAGGAGGCGGCGTGGGGCGATCTCTGCGATGATATCGTCAAGGAGCTGACCTCCGGCTTTAAGAAGATCCCCGCCCAGCTGCTGAAGCTCTCCGCTTTCCTGCCGGTGTGCAAAGCCATGCTGGATCTTGGCCCCGAGTGGCTGGACCGCTATGTGCGCGAAGTGCTGTACGAGGCATTCGCCAACGGCATGGAGGCGGGCATCGTGACCGGCGACGGTGACAAGAAGCCCATCGGCATGACCCGTCAGGTTGGCGACAACGTGGTGCGTTCCGGCAACGCCTATCCCGAGAAGGCCCCCGTGAAGGTGCGGGATCTCAGCCCCGCCACCGTGGGCAATCTGATCTCCCTGATGGCAGCAGACCCCAACGGCAAGGCCCGCCGTGTGGAAAGCATCCTGTTGCTGGTAAACCCCCAGGACTACTACCAGACGGTGATGCCCGCCACTACGCTGATGGCCCCCGACGGCACCTATCGCAACGATGTGATGCCCTACCCCATGACCATTATTCAGACCCCCGCATTGAGCCGGGGCAAGGCAGTGATCGGCCTCTCTAACCGGTATCTGGCTATGGCGGGCACCGCGCCCAACGGCCGCATTGAGTACAGCGACCACTACCACTTCCTGGAAGACGAGCGGGTCTACCTCATCAAGGGTTACGCCAACGGTATGCCTCTGGACAACAACGCATTCCTGCTGCTGGATATTTCCGATCTGAAGCCCGCCACCTGGAAGGTTACGCAGGTGACGGAGACCGCACCCTCTGACGATGCCACTCTGAGCGCCCTGTCGATCGGCTCTCTGGCCCTGTCCCCCGCTTTTGCCTCCAGCACCGTGACCTATACGGCGGAGACTACCAACGCCACCAACACCGTGACCGCCGTCCCCTCTGACGCAGGCGCGGAGATCGAGGTGCTGGTGAACAACCGCAAGATCGACAACGGCAGCGCTGCCACCTGGCAGACCGGCAGCAACACGGTGAAGGTCAACGTCACCGCCGCTGACGGCACCGCCAAGAAGACCTACACGGTCACCGTTACCAAGAGCTGATGGCGGATCGGAACAGCCTGCCGCCCGGCCTGCTGTCCGATGTGGAGAACTACCTGAACATCACCTGGAGCGATGAGGCCACGGATACCAAAGTATCCGGGCTCATCGCCTCCGGGATGGGGTACCTGGACAAAAAGGCCGGAAGCCCGCAGGACTATACAGCGGACGGCGACGCCCGGACACTGCTGATGGAATACGTCCGCTACGTCAGAGACAGCGCTCTGGACGTATTTGAAAACAACTATCAATCTCTCATTTTGAGTATGCAGAGCGAAAGGCGGGTGAGCGCGTATGCCATGGAAAGCGCCGTATCGCCCTCGCCGTGACAGCGAGATCACTCAGACCTATTCCGACGGACTGGTCAAGGTCTATGCCGTTGCAGATACGGCGGCGCCGGGCTACAAGCCTGTGGAGGGTTTGACATTCAAGGCCGCTTTGCGGTACGAGGAGCGGCGTCTTGGCATCCAGCGGTATTACGAGGGAAAACAGAATCAGGCTCAGATCGAGCGGGTGCTGCGGGTTCCACGGGTCCCCGGCGTGAGCAGCCAGGACGTGGCTGTGACGGAGGACGGCAAGCAGTACCGCATCGATCTGATCCAGACAACAACCGACGTTTTCCCGGAAAGCATGGATCTGACGCTGCTGCGGATCGAGCAGAAATACGAGGTTCCCCATGACCACCTGGTATGAGCGAGTGATCGCTGCCCACCGGGCGGTGACAGACGCAGTGAGCCACGCCGCCCGGCTCAAATCCGACCGCTATTTTGTGTGGCAGGCGGACGGCAGCCATGATCTTCCCGGAGACAACGGCCACGGGGAAACCGCCGTCACCGGCACCACGGATCTGTTTACAAAATCCGAGTTTGACCCTTGGGTGGAACAGCTGGGCGAGAGCTTCAGCGTCCATGGCATTTCCTGGACGCTGAACTCCGTCCAGTACGAAGCGGACACCGGCTTTACCCACTATGAGTGGGTGTGGGAGGTGACCTGATGGCAACCATCACGTTTAAACGCGGCGAGGAATACATGCTGAAGCTCACCCGGCTGGAAAAAGAGGCTGTGGAAAAAGTCTGCGGCCCTGCTATCCATGACGGAGCAAAGGTTGTGGCTGATGCCATCCGGGCAGAATTGCAGACTGTTCCCACAGACGAGGGCTGGGGCACGCAGGAGAACCCAGTCCGAGGGCCGAAAAAAACGCAAAAGGCTGCGCTGCTTGGAACCCTCGGTATCACTTCCATGAAAAAGGACAATGACGGAATGTACAACGTCAAAATCGGTTTTGACGGGTATAACAACATCCGATCCAAGCGCTGGCCCCAGGGCCAGCCGAATCAGATGGTTGCCCGGGCCATTGAAAGCGGTACCAGTTGGATGAGCAAAAACCGGTTTGTAGGCAAGGCAGTGAGCCGGGTGAAAAAGCAGGCGCTTGCCGCCATGCAGAAACGGGCAGAATCTGAAATCAACAAAATTATGAAGTGAGCGCGTGTCCGAATCGGACCGCGAGAAAGGAGCGCACATGGCAACCATTGGTTTGAGCAAGCCTTACTACGCCATCTATGCCGAAGCCGGCGGCGTGGTGAGCTATTCTGACGGTGCGGTAATGGGCAAGGCCACAGAGGCCAATATCTCCATTGAGACTACGGAGGACAACAACCTCTATGGCGACAACGGACTGGCGGAAACAGATCGTCGCTTTGCCAACGGCACCCTGACCCTGTCTACTACCGATCTGAGTCAGGAGGTCAGCAAGGCCATTCTGGGCCTGACGGAGCAGGCCATCACCGGGATCGATGGCGTGACGGATACCTCCGTGAAGGAGCTGGTCTATGATGATGCGCAGGTGACCCCGTATCTGGGCGTTGGGTTCATCATCAAGAAGAAGGTCAACGGCGCATATAAGTGGCGGGGCGTGGTGCTGCCGAAGGTCATGTTTTCCGTGCCGGAGGACGCGGCCACCACGCAGGGCGAGTCCATCGAGTGGCAGACGCCGGAGCTGACCGGCGCTATCATGCGGGATGATTCCGCCACCCACATGTGGAAGCGCGAAGCGACCTTCACCACAGAGGCTCAGGCTGAGGCGTATATCAAAAATCGCCTCTCGATCACGGTGGCAGCATGAGAACGGCCAGTATTGAGATCGGCGGAAAGGCGCACCTGCTGTGCTTTTCCGCCCGGGTGGTCCGGGCAGTAACGGAACGCTACGGCGGCGTGGAGAACATTGATACGGCACTCTCAGCCGGTGACCCGCTCAAAGCACTGGATGAGTCGGTGTGGCTGCTGGCGACCATGATGGACGGCGGGGCGCGGTACGCCAAACAGAACGAGATCACCACCGCCCCGGCCCTGACGGCGGACGAACTGCTGGACGTGCTGGACATCGGTGATTTTGCCAAGATGCGGGCGAAAATCGCGGAAACCATCACAAAAGGTAAGGAGACCCACGTGGAGGCGGACCCCGGAAAAAACGCGGAAACCACTCCGGCGGCCCCTTAGCGCCGGAGTGGTTTCTGTGGTATGGGATGGCCGTCGGCCTGTCCTACACCGAGGCACTGGATGTGCCGTTTGGGGAGCTGCTGGACTACATCGCCATTGAGCAGATCAAGCGGGAGGGGTTTGCCCCCAAGCACGCTTTGACAGACGATGAAATTATCCCAAATGTGAGGTGATACAATGGCGGCTGATATTGGCCCGAAAATCGGCATTGACGGCGAAAAGGAATTTAGAGACGCGCTGAAATCCATGGGGCAGCAGCTTAAAACCCTTGGAACGGAAATGACGGCGGTGACCTCCGCTTTTGACGTTGACAATGACAGTCAGAAAAAGCTGGCGGCGCAGTCTGACGTGCTGAACCGGCAGCTGGAGGTCCAGCAGCAGCGCATAAGTGAAATTCAAAAGGCATTGGATTACGCCAAAGCGAACTACTCCGAAAACAGCAACGAGGTGCAGCGGTGGCAGCAGGCGCTGAACAATGCTACCGCAGACTTGAACCGCACGAAGTCCGGGATCGAGTCCATCAACGAGGAAATGAAAAACACAAGCATTTTTTCTCAGTTTGGCGGCGCCTTAAAGTCCGGCCTTGCGGTGGCGGCCAAGGCAGCTGCGGCGGCCACCGCTGCGGCAGCCGGAGCCGTAATTGCTCTTACGAAATCCGCCGTTGAAAACTACGGAGAGTATGAGCAGCTGGTTGGCGGCGTCGAGACCCTGTTCAAGGACTCCGCCGGAACGGTGGAGGAGTACGCCAATAACGCCTACAAAACCGCCGGACTGTCCGCCAACGAATATATGGAGACGGTGACCAGCTTCTCCGCCTCCCTGCTCCAGTCCATGGGCAACGACACCCAGGCGGCAGCGGAGAAGGCAGACCAGGCCATCACCGACATGAGCGACAACGCCAATAAGATGGGCACGGACATGCAGTCCATTCAGAACGCCTATCAAGGTTTTGCCAAGCAAAACTATACAATGCTGGATAACCTGAAGCTGGGATACGGCGGCACCAAGGAGGAAATGCAGCGTCTGATCGACGACGCCAACGCCTTGAATGCCGCTCAGGGCAATTATACCAACTATACCATTGAGAGCTACGCGGACATCGTGGACGCCATCCACACCGTGCAGACGGAAATGGGAATCACCGGCACTACGGCGCTGGAGGCCAGCACTACCATTGAGGGGTCTGTCAGCGCCATGAAGGCGGCGTGGGGCAACTTCGTCACCGGCTTGGGCAACGACAACGCCAACATCAGCGAGTTGTCGGCCCAGCTGATCGAGAACGTGGGCACCGTGGCGGAGAACGTGCTGCCGGTGGTAGAGACCGTACTGAAAAACATCGCCCAGGCGGTGCAGGAGGACGGACCGGCCATGATCGAGAAATTCGTCTCCTACGCCATTGAGAAGCTGCCGGAGGTTATTTCGCTGGGCCTGCAAATGGTCGTCTCGCTGGTGAAGGGGATCGCGCAGAACATCCCGCAGATCGTGACCAGCGTGCTGAACATGGTGGCCACCATCGTGCAGACGATTTGGGAGGCCCTCCCGGACATCATTGAGGTGGGTAAAAACATCGTCCGGGGGCTGTGGGAAGGCATCAAGGCTATGGCCAGCTGGATCGGAGAAAAGGTCTCCGGCTTTGTCGGCGGCCTCGTGGACGGCGTCAAGGGCGTGCTGGGGATCCACTCGCCCTCCCGGGTGTTTGCCGGAATCGGCCAGAATATGGCGCTGGGTCTGGGGCAGGGCTTTGAAAAGCAGATGCAGAGCGTCACCGCCGGGATCCAGGACGCCATCCCCACGCCGACGGTGGACACCGTCTACAATGCGGCGGCTGGGATGGTGAACGGACTTGCGGCACAGAGCGCCGGAAGCCCTGGCGGCAGCTATACGATCAACCTCATCCTGCAAAACGGCCAGCAGATCGCCAGCTGGCTTCTGCCTGATCTGCGGGACGCGGCCAGAAGCAACCCGGAGGTGGCAACGGCATGACACAGTTGATTATCAACGGCATTTATTTGCCGGAAACCAGCAGGGACAAGTATCAATGCTATCCCGGGGAATTGTCTGTTAATGTGCAGATGATCTCCGGCCGGACGGTACAGGAGATCCGGGGCCATGTGCAGATGATCACATGGAGTTACGATTACATGGGCAACGCCCTCTGGCGGCAGCTGGCAGCGGTGCTGCGCTCCGGTAAGGCGTTCCCGGTGGTGTATCTGCCGGACGATTCCGACACCATGGCCACCGGCACGTTTTTAGTGGAATCCATGACACAGCCAACCTATGCCTTTTCCCGGAATGGCGTAGGGCTGTGGCACAATGTAGGCTTTACGCTGCGGGAGGTGACGCCGCATGATTAAAAGCGGGCAGGCGTATCATGCGGCGATCACAGGAGACGCGCGGCGGGTGCTGCTGCGGGCGGTCATTGACATCATCTCACCGGATATCGTGTTCGGTGCCGGGGAGACCTCCGGGCAGATCCCGTGGAGCAAGCTGGAGCAGCTCCACGATAAGGTTTTTGGGAATCCCACCAAATACGCTACCTTAGAGCGAGACCGGTGGGCGCTGGATGGGACGTGGGACCTTCTCCCGGACGATCCCACTCAGACGGTGGGCCAGATGGGCTACATTGGCAACGTTCTTTCCAGCACGGACGGGACGTTTTCCACGCCGCCGTGGGTGGAGATGCAATTCTCCGGCGTGTCTGTCTTGCAGGCGTGCTCCGTATATTTCCCGGGCAATGACTATGACGGGCTTCCGGAGGATTTTACGGTGGAGGTCAAGCAGGGCGGTACGGCATACCACACGCGGACGTACACCGGCAACACGGCATCCTCCGTATCGCTGGAGGGCTTCACGGTCAACAACCCTGACGCCATCCGGGTGACGGTGACCAAATGGTCCCGGCCCGGTCGGCGGATGCGGGTGGTGGAGATCGTCCCCGGCGTGTACGAGGGCTGGGACGGCGGTATGATTGCGGAGTTCAGCGTGAAGCAGCAGGGCAACATCGCAGCCACGGCGCTGCCGTATGGCACGTGCACCCTCAAGATCGACAACCTCTCCCGGCGGTTTGAGCCACGAAAGAAAAACGGACTGTTTCAGTCCATCGAGGAGCGGCAGGGGATTGACGTCTCTCTGGGCGTCCGGCTGGCGGACGGCACGGACGAGTACAAGCGGCTGGGGATCTTCTACCAGTACTTCGGCGGCTGGAAAACCGGCGACAACGGCCTGACGATGCAGTGGAATCTGGTGGACATCATCGGCCTGCTGGCAAACCGGGAATTTCTGGCACCGTCCACCCTCCCCACTACGCTGGGCGGGTGGATCGGCGCTCTGGCGGCTCAGCTGGGTGTGAATTTCAAGGACCGCTGGCACGTGGACCCGGATTACACGGCCCTGCCGGTGACGGTGCGGACGGCAGAGGATGTGCAGGGGAAAAAGTGCGGGAACATCCTCCGGTGGGTGTGCCAGGCAACCGGCACATGGCCCCGTGCGGACGCCTCCACCGGAGACCTGACCGCCGAGCCGCTGTGGAGCGAGGGGAACCGGGTCACGCTGGACAACCTCAACAGTTACCCAACCATGAAGGCCAACGGGGACGTGGCGGCGCTGATCTTTACCATCAACGATGGGGCGGACACGAAATACATCGTGTCCGGCAACGCTACATCGTCCAGCGAGACGGTGAGCATCGACAACCCGTTTATCAAGACCGAGGCGCAGGCGCTGGCGGCGGCGCGGCTGATCCTCTCCACATATGGCGGCAACGTGCTGGATCTGACGGGCCGGGGCGATCCGTCCTCCGAGATCGGGGACGTGGAGACGGTGTGGCTGGACGAGAGTCAGGCCACCACGGCGCGGCTGACCATGCAGACGTTCCAATTTTTGGGCGGCGTCATGCAGGGATGCCAAAGCCAGCTGCTACAGGCGGACGGCAGCTTTTTGTATCAGGGGCGCGAAGTTATCACCACCCCCGGCACATGGAAGGCCCCGGCGGGGAAGAAATCTCTGCGGGTCATCCTCGTGGGCAAGGGCGGCGACGGCACCCGTGGTGAGGACGGCACATGGAAATCTGCCGGTGCGGACGGCGTGGACGGTCTGGGCGGCCTTGTATGGGCCGGGACCATCAACATCAACGAGGGGCAGGAGTTCCCTGTGGCCTTTGGCGAAAACACAACCTTCGGGGCGTATTCCTCCGCCAACGGCAAACGCTACGATAACGGCTACACGGACGTGGCCAGCGGCGACAGTTTTGCCCGGACGGGCGTGGCAAAGCCCAGAGCGGGAACCGGAGACGGCGGGGCGAAAGGCATCGGCGGAGAACAGGGGCGGCGGCAGAAAGTTAAGTGGACAGACGAGAGTGGTGCATCTCACTCGTATTGGAAAATCTACAGTTATCCTGGCATTGGCGCAGATGGCGCGATGGGCGCTTCCGGCTGCGTGGTGGTCTATTGGGATAAGGAGGAAGCATGAGTGATTACACGATGCTCCTTCCCAAAATCACATCAGTGAGCTTTACGCCCAACCCTGTTGACATCAACGCAAAAACAAAGCTGACAGTAACGGTCACAGAGGAAACCATTGTTTTAGAGCCGGAGATCTGGTATTCCGGCGAGATCTACGCCGGGGAGGTTTAACATGGCGATCAAAACAGTACAGGCAATTATCAACGGTCAATCGTACACCCTGACCCTCAACAGCGGGACGGGCAAGTACGAGGCTACCATCACAGCGCCGGGGAAAACGTCCTTCAATCAGCCCGGCGGCTACTACAACGTACAGGTCAAGGCTACCAACGAGGCCGGGACGGTTGGCACGGCGGACGCCTCCACTATGGCGGGGCTGAAGCTGGTGGTGCGCGAGCGGGTCGCACCGGTCATCACCATTATCTCGCCATCCACCGGGGCATACGTCAGCAACAGCAAGCAGCCGGTGGTCTTTACCGTTGTGGACGAAGCGGACGGCTCCGGCGTGGATCTGTCCACGCTGGTGGTTAAGCAGGACGGCACGGCGGTGGCGTCCTCCGCCATCACCTCCACGGCCATCGCCAACGGCTACCAGGTGACGTACACACCGGCCACGGCCCTCAAGGACGGCAGTCACACCGTCACGGTGGACTGCAAGGACCATGATGGCAACGCGGCGGCGCAGAAGACCACCACCTACAAGGTGGACACCGTACCGCCTACCCTCAACATCACGGCTCCTGTGGCGGGCCTCATCACGGCATCCGCCTCTCAGACGGTGGCAGGCACCACCAACGATGCCACCAGCAGCCCCGTAACCATCAGCATCACCCTCAACGGCGTGGATCAGGGCGCGGTGACGGTGGCCTCCAACGGCAGCTTTACCAAGTCTGTGACGCTGCGGGAGGGCAGCAACACCATTGTGGTGACGGCCACGGACGCGGCGGACCAAAAGACCACGGTCTCCCGGACGGTGACGCTGGACACGTCCGTGCCGGTGATCAAGTTGGCCACCATTACGCCTAACCCTGTTGACGCGGGCGAGTCGATGGTGATCGCGGTGGAAATCGTATGAGCACGCAGGTTTTAAGCGTCACGCTGCCCTCTGAGATCATCTATGTAACGGGCACCGTCAACGGGACGACCTACACATGGACGCTGATCAATGGGGCGTGGACGGCTACGGTGGACCGTGCGGCGGATGATATGTATGCCGTCGCACTCACCGCCGTCAACGCGGCGGGGACAAGTTCCAACTTTAACCTGACTCTCTACTACGGCCTGCTAACCCTTATCACAGATCGGACGGCGATAGACGTGGCAAGCAAAACCGCGAAGGGCTTTTACAACGCTGCGGATCTCAACCGGGTAGGTGCGGCGGTGGAGTATGTGGCGGGGCGGTTCCAGGCGCTTGGCTATGATTGCCCGGTAAGCGTGAAAAAGGACTGGTCCGAATCGGACACACCAACGGCCAGCCAGATGGAGACGTACCGGCAGAACATTGCCACCCTGCGGCGGCAGATCGCAGTGATGCAGTCCACGCCGGAAACGCCGGAGACGATCCGGCAGCTGGACTACATCCGGGCCAACAACATCGAGCAGATCTTGCTTGACCTTGATGCGCTGATCAACAAACTCATAAAATCGTGGTACTTCTCCGGCGAGCTGTACGCCGGAGAAGTGTGAAAGGAGAATGGTATGCAAGACAGAGTATCTTTGTATCCGGGCCGGGTAAAGCTGACGCCGGTGCCCGGGCAGGAAAACACCTTCGACCTGGTCCGCGCTGACCAGCCGACGCAGGAAGGCACGCATTTGAACAAGGCGAGTTTGCTCAAAGACAAAACAGCGGAATCTTTTGGACTCGGGGCCGATTCATTTCCGGATGATGTTTTGCAAATACTTTCTCGATTGCACACACATCTGGGCGATGATTATTTATGGCGAAAGCAATCAATTTCCGGCGTACTCAAAGAGGCCACTGAACCTAGCTCGTTAGGGAGAATGCCAGAAGATGATACGTTTTATTATTACGACTCAGTGCAGCTAGATTTGACTAACAAAAAAATTGTGGGGGTTGGAGAGCACAAAATTGTAAATCAGTCCAATGGATCCGTTGAATGGGACAAGGTTATTGGAAAATACATGCTTTATCCATATGACGAGGATCCGTGGCCCGTAAATACCTTCTATCGAGTTACTAAACGCGACCCACCCTACGATGCTATTTTTGAAGGATATGCACAATACTCGGAGTTCACTTTAGGCCCTGCACAGTATCTCAATTCTCCGAATGCTGATGCGTATCCTAGCGGCGTTGTAGGTGGCATTCAGTATGATGCGCTGGGAAAGATAGGCGACAAGTTGCAAATACAGACTGGAACCTACGTAGGCTCTGGCGTATACACTTCGGATAATCAAAACAGTTTGACATTTAATTTTGTACCTAAAATCGTCATTGTGATGAAGGAAACACTTACAGGGTTAGGGAGCCAAGCTACTTTTATATACATTGGCCAGCCGGGGTATACCTCTGATAAACTATTTACGTTACAGGACAAGACACTATACTGGCATAGTTCGAGGTCGGCAACAAACCAGTGCAATGAATCTGGAACCACTTATTACTACGTTGCTATCGGATAAAGGAGAAACAAAATGATTATCATTGAACTTGCACCGTTGAAAAACGGAGCTCACCGCAATCAAACCACCAGTGGGCTATTGCCCGTTCCGAATGGCTGGGCCGTTATTCCGAAGGAAATGGCGCTACCGGAGACTTTTCCCTTTGTGGGGGTAGAGGCTCAAGCCGGCATCGTGACGGCCCTGACGCCGGGCACTGTGCCAAAACCGGAATCGGAATCTATACCAACGATGGACGAGCGGATGGAAAAGCTGGAAAACGAGAATAAACTTCTCAAGGAGCAGATCAGTGCTCAGGCAAATCAAGCGGAGTTTTATGAGGACTGCATTGCCGAGATGGCAGAGATCGTCTATGCGTGAGTTTTGGGCGAGAATAGCCCTGAACCTATATTTTTTACTATCGAAAGGAGCAAGAGACATGATGGCTATGTTGTTTGCACAGAGAGTGATTTTGGGAAAGACGGAGTTTGAGAAGGTCCCCGCTAAGCTGAAGCAGCAGGTGGCGGACATCCTCATCAACGAGTGCGGCCTGCCGGAGCTGGTGCCTGCGGAGTTTGGGGGAACCGCAAAGGCAGAGTAACAAAAGAGCCGCCCAGCGGGCGGCGCGGAAAATTGACAAAGCAAGGCGAACCGTGTATGATAGGGTTCGCCAGTAAGAACGGTACGGTTGTTTCCCCGTAAAGGGGGTGACCGCATGAGCACAGCAGAAACCATCGCGTTACTTATGCTTGTGATTGCGGCTATCAAATTAGGCGTTGACCTAAAGAAATAACCGCCACCTAAATCGGCAGCGGCTTTTCTACGGATTCTAAATCTGTTGGGGAACGACCTGCACCGACCAAAGTGAGCCGTCCTTACTGGCCCTATTATATACATGCCTACGCCGCTTTGTCAAGGATGACAAGGCGGCTTTTTTGATTGGGGAACCATATAGGCGCCTTAAAACTGCAACTTTTAAGGAGTTAGAAATGGAAATTTTACAAATCGTTCTGACCGCTGCTACCGGCTCCGGTGTGACTGCCATCATCCTCGCCATTTTACAGCGGAAATGGGCCAAGGATGACAAAAGCGATGCCATCGTGGAGGCTTTAAAGGTTCTCATGGTGGATCGCGTCCGGCATTTGGGGCAGGCGTACATCGCGGCTGGCTCCATCAGCCTGTCGGACAAAGAAGCCTTGGGAGAGATGCACCGTGCGTACAAGGCGCTGGGGGGCAACGGGCATCTCAATACGATTATGGCGGAGGTGGAGGACCTACCGCTGAGAAAGGAGTAACCATGGAAAATCTGAAAAAGCGGCTGGCAAACCTGCTGGCGGTGAAGTCTCTGGTGACCATCACCCTGACGGTAGTGTTCGCGGTGCTGGCCCTGCGGGAGACCATCAGCGGCAGCGAGTTCCTGACCATCTTCACGGTGGTCATCGGGTTCTACTTCGGGACCCAGCGGGTAAACGAGGACAAAAACGGTTGAGGATTCAACCGAAAATTTGAAAGGAGCATTATTATGGAAAAGATCTACGAGAACATCATCAACGAAGGCAAGAAGAACGGCAAGGCCGTGGAGACTATCAACGCAGAGCTGAAGGAGGCCGGTGCCAACTTCCACCTGAATCCCGACGGCGGCGTGGCCAACTGGACCGAGGCGGAAATGGCCGAGGGCTTTATCCCAGCCGAGAAGGAGCCGGAGGACGTGCGTCACCTGCATGACTATATGCGGTACGATACCGAGAAGGCCGGTGAGACTCTGCGCATCCAGTGCGCCGAGGGCGTGTACGATGTGACGTGGGACGTCTACGGCCATCCTGAGAAGGCTGTGAGAGTCAATGGTTGATACGTTCGACTGCGCCCGTGCGCAGATCTATTACAACACCGCCAAGCTGACCCCGGCGCAGATCAAGGCCAAGACCGGCTGCACCCACATCATCAACGGCTACCTGTTCAACGGCAAGTTTCAGCCGGTGGGCTGGACGGTGATCGACGGCAAGGTCATCAGCCGGGACAAATACCAGGACTGGGGCGTGTCCATCGGCAGTGACGGCAAGCCGCAGATGCTGACGGACCGGGGAGGATCCTTCCTCTCCGGCGTCCCGATCCTCAAGGGCGGCTCCAAGCTGTACCGGGAGCTGACGCCGGACGTGGCCCGGTCTGCCGCCCGGACTGCGGTGGGCTGGCTGGCCAACGGCAAGGTTTGTCTGTGGTGCGACAAGGCCAGCCTGACCCGTGAGCAGCTCCAGAACAAGCTGCTGGGGCTGGGCGTGGTGGATGCCCTCATGCTGGATGGCGGCGGCTCCACCCAGGGCATATTCCCCGGCGAGAAGGTGGTCAGCAGCCGGAAGGTGCCCACGCTGCTGCTGTTTTGGGAGCGGTCGGCCAAAGTGGAAGATCAAGCCCTCGTATGGGGCAAGGCTCACGGCCTGCTGACGGACGCCAACGTCGGTGATACGGTGACCCGAGCCGACATGGTCCGGGCACTGTATCAGATCTGGGGGGATAACCATGGTTGAAATCCACGCTTACAGCAAAGCCGCCTCCGGGGGCAAGCAGCTCTCCGCCCATTTTAAGGTGCGGGAGTTTGCGTGTGGAGACGGGTCTGACGCTGTTTTGGTGGCTCCCCGGCTGGTAATGGTACTGGAAACCATCCGCGCCCACTTCGGCGCTCCGGTGGTCATCCACAGCGCCTACCGGACGCCCCAGTACAACGCGAAGGTAAACGGCGCGGCCCACAGCCAGCACTGCTACGGCACGGCAGCGGATATCACCGTCAGGGGGCAGGCACCGGCAACGGTGGCAGCGTTCGCGCGGCAGATCATGCCGGACTGGGGCGGCGTGGGCATTTACAGCAAGCAGGGCTTCACCCACATCGACGTCCGGGAGAAACGCTCCGACTGGACAGGCTAAACTACTGAGAGGAGGGCCAGAAGATGGCAACATCCACGCTTTTTAGCGCTCTGCAAGTCTGGGCGACCTATGGACAAAACAAACCGGGAGATCCGGGCGCTGTTGTCATCCATGGCCCCGGCCCGGGCGGCGCAGGCTGTCCGGTTGGTAGGTCTGCCGCCTGACGAGGAAGCGGCGGTGCTGGCGGTGGACGTCCACGGCCAGAGCTGCCTACAGGCGGCGGCGCTGCTCCACGTCAGCGTGGACGGCCTTGCCAAGATCCGGCGAAGGGCCTACGCCAAGATCGCGGATGATATGCAGGGATAAAAAGAAAAGCCGTGTCCGATTCGGACACGGCTCTTTCTATTTTTCCAGCGCGGCTTCGAGCGCTTCGATAATGAATTGACGCTTAGAAATTCTTCTGCTGGCGGCGGCATCGGCGATCTTCTGCATTATTTCTTTAGGGATGTCAGCCGTTAGCCTGGCATAGTTCTCAGCACGCCACCGCTTTTTCGCCTGGTCCTCTTTCTCAACGGCGGCATCCGACATGATATAGTGATAGATCTTCCCGTCAGGCGTCCGCTTTGTTCGCTCACGCGTCATTCCGCTCCACCTCCAGACCCTTTCTGATGAGCCGCTTGATTTCCGTCTGGCGGGCTTTGCCTTCCAGCGCGGCGAGGATATCAGCATCGGTGTTGTTGTTCAGTTTCAAGCCGATGAAGGTGGTGTTCTGCGCCATCCACTGGCGTTTTGCTTCACTATCCGGCATGGCTTAAAACAGGCTCTTGAAGGTTACCCCGAACTTTTCGGCGGCTTCGGCTTTGAAGCGCTTCATATTTTCGTGGTAGTCCTCGCTAAAATACTCATTTGCCGCACCAGCGGAAATCATCCGGGATTCCTGATCGTTGATGTAATCGGCAGCGGCTTCCGCGTTCTCTCCTAAGATTTTGTAAGTGTCCATCAAAATAGTTTTCATAATTTTCCTCCTTTACGCCTCAACCACGTTTTCAACACAGGACTTGGGGCACCAGATCGTCACATTCTTTTCGCCGCTCATGAAAAGGGCCTCAACGGACAGCTTATAGGCCTTTTCGGTTTCGCCGATGATCTCCCCGAAAGCATCCAGTCTCTGGCAGTGGTAGCGATCGTTAAGCTCCATCTTTTTTTCAATCTGGAACCATCTTTTCATGTTAGCGAACTTCTTCATGCTTGTGATCCCCTTTCCTTTACTGTACCTAAAGTATAGCATAGGTTTAACCTATTGTCAACAGGTTAAACCGAATTTCTCAAAATATTTTCAGGGCAGTTTAAGGGCAGAATACAGGCAGTTTCCGGGCAGTTTGGCTGTCCGGATTTTTTGTATCATGAGGGTAGGAAAAAGGAGGTGCGCTATGGATCAGCAATTCGCAATCGCAGGATACACGGGCTCCAGCTGCCTGATGTGCGCCATCGACGGCGCGGACATCTGGCAGGTGGACTATTTTGGAAACCGTCAGCAGCTCATCGGCAAGACCTCAGCGGCCTACACGGAGCTGGAGGGCACCACTCAGCAGTACTATGACAAGCTGGTGGAGTTGGGCGTTATCACCCCGCCCAAGACGCAGGAGGAGCTGATGGGTGAGATGCAGTCGGCCATGAGCGACATGGCCGAGATCATCAAGGGCCTATCGGCCCAGGTAAAGGAGCTGAAGGAGAATGGATCTCAAACAGATCATAGCAGCCGCGTCGAGGATGTTCCCCAGCGCCGACCTGCAAAACGCGGTGCAGAAGGCGGAGCAGGCGATCAGCGGGACGGCTGACACGCTGGAGGGCGTTCAAAGAACCGCCAGGCGGCTGGGCATTGATCCCAATATTGCCAACAGCCTGTATGCCCGCTATGGGAAGACCATGCAGGCAAAGGCCCTGTGCGGCCTTCTGGGGACCACACCGGAGGCTTTGCGCTCCGATGCTAACAAGATCCTTGGCGGCGCACAGAACGGCTCACAGACCCCTCAGAAGGGGAAAGCGGGCGGTTCCACCAAATTCCCACGGCTGAAATAGCCGGTTGGAATAAAAACACGAAAGGAGCACAAACACATGGAAGATCGTAGCACTGGTATGAGCTGGATTGCAGTCCTCTTTGTCATCATCGTGATTTTCGCCATTTTCGGCGGGAATTTCGGCGGTGGCTGGGGCTGGAATCGCGGCAACAATCCCTATCCCCCGCAGGAGGGCGGCTGCAACCGCGTGAGCAACTGCGAGATCGAGCGGCAGGAGATCGCCGACACCGCCCGGACCCAGTACCTCATCGAGCAGCAGAGCAATGCCACCCGTATGGCCATCAACGCCAGCACGGATGCCATCACCTCTCAGGCCAGCCGGATCTATGAGCAGCGCCTTCAGGAGACCATCTATGATCTCAAGATGGAGAACCAGAGCCTCAAGAACGGCATCTTCACCAAGGAGCAGACCGACGCGCTGGCCGCGAAGATCTCCGACTGCTGCTGCGGCTTCAACCGCCGTCTGGATGCCATCGAGGGCCGGATGCTGACCAAGCCGAACCTGTACGGCGTTGCGTCCACCTGCGGCGGCCAGATTATTCCCGCATCCTGCGGCTGCAACGGCAGCGGCAACATTTGAGCAACTTTTTCCACATCGGAAACAGTTCAGGCCCCTTCGGCCGGGTAATGGGCGGGGCCGGTGCCCCGCCCTTCAATTTTGAAAGGAGAAAAACTATGAGTTGTAAGTCTGCTTTATACGCTGCTATGCAGACCCCCACGGCGGTGGCTGTTGGCGGCGTCATCCCTCTGGGCGGCCTGATCCGGCGGTACGGCTGCGACATTGCCCTCAACGGCAACGCGGTCACCCTCTCCGGCGTCGGCTACTATGACGTGGACGCCTCCATCACCGCTACCCTCACGGCGGCCGGAGCCGTCACCGCCACACTCTACAAGGACGGCGTGGCAGTCCCCGGCGCCACCGCCACCGAGACCGGCGCGGCCGACGGCACGGTCAACCTGGATCTCACGGCGCTGGTGCGTCAGCCCTGCTGCGCTGCCGGCGCGGCTCTGACTTTGGTGCTGACCGGCGTGGAGGCCACCGTTGACAACGTGGCCCTGCGGGTTCAGCGGATCTGACGGAGGCGCGGCATGGTGCAGCTGTTAATTGGGATGCTGCTGGGCGTCATGGCTGCCACACCTACCGGCCGCAGCATCGGCAACCAGATCGGCAACGCTGCCATTGATAAGGTCAAGGAGGCCATGAAGGCCCCGACGGCCGGAGAGGAGGACAACCATGGAAAATCTGCATGAGCAAATCAAGGCGTATATTCCCAAGCTGGAATACAGCATCCGGGAGTATATGCGGAACCCTGCCACCCCTAACGCGGCGCAGGGGATCATGGCGATGGTGGAATGCCTCAACATGCTCAAGGGTGCCGAGGAAGCGATCTGCACAGGCCGGGAGATGACAAAGGCCGACGCGGAGGCGTGGGCAGCTCACATGGTCAACGAGGACGGCACCACCGGCCCGCACTGGCCTATGGAGCAGACCACGGCGCTGGCGGAAAGCATGGGCCTTTCGTGGGACCATATTTCCCCGTGGTGCTGGTGGATCACCATGAACATGATGTACTCCGACTACGGCAGCGTGGCCATCCATTATGGCGTCAGCACGGCGGAGTTCTTCGCGGAGTTGGCCCAGGCGTTCCTTTTTGACAAGGACGGCCCCAGCCCCAAGGAAAAGCTGTCGGCCTACTACCACGGCATCGTCAAGGCGAAGGAGTAGGGCCGACTGTGTTCGGAGCTGTGTTCACACATCCCTTTATAACCGCTTCTATCTGGTTCTAACGGATAGTTGAAAACAGCGAAAAACCGTTGAAATTGCAAGCGTTGCAAGCAATTTCAACGGTTTTTCATTTGGCGCGGAAGGAGGGATTTGAACCCTATTCTTTCCGGCTGTTTTCAACGGTCTGCGGGTTTCTGTGTTCAGAAGTGTGTTCAGCCGGAAAATATGTGTTCAGAAGCCCTTCTCCATCTTTTCCGCGGCGGCCTTGAGCTGGCCGTCCCGGACGTGGGTGTAGATGTCCATGGTGGTGGACAGCTGGGCGTGGCCAAGGAGCACCTGCGCCGTTTTTGGATCCACGCCGCTTTCCAGCAGGGCGGTGGCGTAGCCGTGGCGAATCTGGTGCGGCGTGACGGTGACGCCGCTGGCGTCCCGGTACGCATCATACAGCGCGGTGAAATGATCGTTTGTCAGGAGGCCGCCGTCCGGCTCCGCGAATAGGTAACCTTTTCCCAGCTTTTTGGGGAGCAGCTTGGCCAGCGCCGGAAGCAGCGGAACGTCCCGGCATCCGGCGTCTGACTTCGGCTGCTTGATGTGGGGAGAGTTTCCTACATGATACACGGATTTTTTGATGTGCACAAGATTTTTCTTTCGATCAACGTCGGCGCCGGTGAGGGCCAGCGCCTCGCCCCGGCGGCAGCCGGTATAGTAAACGAGGAAGGCGAACAGGCCGAAGGGGAGGCCTGCGCTTTTTTTTATGAGTTCGATCTGCTCCGGAGGGGGCGCGTCCCGGTGGGTTTGCGTCAGGTTTCGAGGCGGCTTCACGGCGCTGGCCGGGTTGTAGCTTATAACGCCATCCACTTCGGCCTTTCGGAAGATCTGGCGGATGATCTGCAACTGGGTCACCACGGTTTTCCGGGCGCGGGTGGCGGCGAAGTCCTTGATATACTGGTCGATCTCCTTTGCGGTGATCTCCCCCGGCGCTCGTCCAGTAAACTCCTTTTTTGCCCGAGCCAGTGCGGGGCGGTAGCTTTTTTTGGTGTTGTGCTCTAACGTTGGTTCGATCTCCGCCCACCAAGCGTCCGCGATTTTCTCAAATGTGGCTGCCTTTTCCGTTTCGATGCGGTCAGCTTCCCGGTCAAATGCCTTGACCTTCTCCCAGACCTCCTTGTCGGTTTTCCCCCGGAAAGCCTTACGCTTGCCGTTGATCCGGAGGATGGTCTCGTGGAGGCCGTCAGGCCGGACGTAGTATTTTGGGTATCTTGCCATGGGTTACCCCCGCCAGAAGCCGATTAGGACGCAGTGGAAGTCCAGATACAGCGCATACATGGCAACCAGACACAGGAGCACCAGCAGAGCGGCGATGATCCGGTTTCGGGTACGGACGCCATCCATCATGATCTTCATGGTTTTTCCGTTGTCAACCAAATGCTTTTCCAGCTCCTTCTTGTGGGCCTTTAGAGTATCATTCTTGGCGTTGAGCAGTTCCTCCGACATGGTGAGCCGGTCGGTGATCTCAAAATACTCATCGAGGGACACGCCCAGAAATTTGCAGATGGGCGCCGCGGTCAAAACGGACGGTGCTTTGGAGGCAGCCGAGAAAAAATTGCGGACGGTTTGGAGCGGGATGTTGGTGGCGTCCGATATTTCCTGATAGGTCACGCCCAGCGCCTGTGCTTTTGCTTTACAAGTCTCTTGTAATGTCATGTAATCACTCCAAAAACAGAAAGTTATATTGTAAAATACACATGAAAAGTGTCGAATATTGTCGAAATTAAAATCTGGGTCTTGTGAATACAAGGCCGTATCTGGTACGGTTTCTATGCGGACAGGCAGACGCCCCCTCTGCCGGAAACGCAAAGTGCCCCGCCGCTTGTTGCAGAGGCGACGGGGCACTTACTTATTTATCTTCTTCTGACGTCTCAGCAACAGGACGTTCCGGATTTTTGAGTTTTCTGCGGATACACACGCCCCAGCCGATCAAAGCGGCTCCCACGAGGCACGTTGCAAATGCGATTGCCGGATCTTTGACGCCATAGGCCGCGCCGCTTATGAGAAACAGCACGCCCCAGACGATCTTTGCCCGAAACCGGGGGCGGCGCTGGGAAGTGCTGGTTTTTGCGCCGCTGCCGATTTTGTGCTCCGTCACATGGGACAGGCCACCGGGCAGCGTGACGGTCTCCCGGACGGTGCCCTTGGCGGTTTTGGTGACGCGGTAGCGTTTGCTTCCGACGCTGTACCCTATGCCGGATTTGCTAAAGTTCAGGCGAAGCGGGCCTGCCTTCGCGCTTTTACGGTATCTCCAGCCCATAGGTCAGTGGACGCACTTGTCGCAGGGCGTCAGGCCCATGCCGGTGGCGGTGCTGTAAGGCACTTCCCAGTAGGTGCCGCCGTTGCAGTGGGGATCGTTGTGGTACTTGCTGCCGGTGCGTGTGATGTAGGTAGGCTTGGAGGCTTCCGGGTGCGTCAGCACCACGGTAGCGGTGGAGCCGTCCCACGCCACCTGAAGGCCCAGAGACTCCGCCAGAGCGCGGGCAGGGATGTAGTTCGTCCCGGCGAACATAAACGGCTCTACGGTGTTGCCCTTGGCGTCCCGCAGATCCAGCACCTGACCGTCCAGAGATACCTTGATATCACGATACTCAATTTCCTGCTGTACCTTGCCGCTGGTGGCGCCTGCCGTGCTGACCAGACACATGACCAGCAGTGTCGCCAGAACTCCGGCTAAAAATCCCCTTTTCATTCGCTCCACATCCAATCTGTTAAAATTAGGCCCGAGGCTTGGGCCTTGAATATATGTTTGGGAGGCATCACCATGAGCAACCAGATCACCTGCACTGTGTCCGATTCGGACCGCGACTACATGACCCTGGCGCTCTATCGCCAGTTGACGCCGGAGGAGCGTGCGCAAGTCAACGCTTACCTCGCGCAGCTATTAGCATCTCGATATATTCCCGTGCCTTTTCCCGCTCCTCGCGGGTGAGTAAATCCCAGCACTCCGGACGCTCGTCTCCTTCGGGGAACGGGCGTTCTTTTTTGCCTAAAAGTTCCTCTTTTGTTATTTTGAAATAATCAGCCAATTTTTGCAAAATGGCATCAGTTGGGGCGTGGCCGTTTTTCCACCGAGTATTAGCTGATTTGCCTATTCCGAGTTCAAGCAAAACAGCAGACGGTGTTTTCCCAACGGAATTACATGCCCTTATGAAATTATCATAAAACACAAAAACACCGCCCTGCACTTTGTGTAAAGTACCGAAAGTAATGAAATAGTCCCGAAAGTGTTGACAGTACCGAAAGTACCGAGTATATTATAGCCATAGAGGACATAGCCCCAAGGACAATATACCACACCGGGGCCAGAACATCAAGAGAGGAGGCACAAGGAATGAAAGGGACTTACGTCCTTGGCTATATCTGCGGAATTATCGCAGCACTGCTTGTCTTATCAAGGCTGCAGCTACTGTAGCAAGGACGCCGGAAAGAAAGCCCACTACGAAGTTGGCAAGGTGATTTTTTACAAAGTCAGCCCGTGCGTTGGCCTTGTCGATAAAGTAGGTAACGCCATCGTCAGTCAGCGTGATCCAGAATTCATTATCCCCGGCTGGGATCAGCTCGGCCAGCCCTAAAGACTTGAGCAAATAGGCGCTTGGTTCATCCAGCTCCGCCTCGTTCAGATCTGCAGGTTCGCTTCCGTTTTTGGTCAGGGCTTGCAAGCGCTTCAAGTTTTTTTCGTAGCGTTTCATCCGTGCTCCTTCCGGTGGCTCTGCGGGTCGTCTGTGCGGCCCAAGAGGTAGTCCACGGAGCAGTCCAGATAATCAGCGATCTTGGCGAGACTGTCTGCGGCAATCATCCGATCATGTCTCATATTGGACATTGTATTGGAGCCCAATTCTAAGTCTGTCAGCATGGTTTTGATTGTCACACCTTGCGTCTTAGCCATGGCTTTAACGCAATCCGCTATATTTGGGGATTTGTACAAGCCTATATGGTTCATTTTTGTACGAACCTCCAAAATCATTAAAAATAGCGAAAACTACTTTACAAACGCTAAATTGAGTGATAATTTATATCCATAGAGGACATAGCCCCGAGGACAATATACCACACCGGGGCAACGCCGTCAAGGCGGGAAAGGAGCAATCATGATCGTTAACAGAGTCAAGGAGCTGCGGACGGCTGCCGGCATGACCCAGAAGGCGCTGGCTGACCAGCTGGGCGTTACCGTCCCCACGGTGAGCAAGTGGGAGCTGGGCCAGCGGACCCCGGAGCTGGAGAGAGTTTTCCGCATGACGCTGATATTTGGCGTCCCCATCGAGGAGATCGTCCAGCGGACGGAGAGTGCGTGAGAAGGGAGGAGCGGACATGGCACGAGAGCGTGAGAGCTTCCGGGATCAGCTGCAATCCTTACAGGCAAAATTCCCGGAGCAGGAGGTTCTGACCAAGGATCAGGCCTGCAAGCTGCTGGGGCTGGACTGGGACGCGCTGGTTCACAATGACGAGTTTCCAGCCAAGAAGGTTGGGAAGCGCTACATCATCCCCATTGTACCATTGGCACGGTGGATGGTTACATGGTAGCGCAGGAAGGAGGAAAAGACAATGGACAAGAAATGCCCTAATCTGTACCAAAGGGCAAGGCTGAGTACCGGAATGAGCCAAGAACGTGCAGCGGAGCTGCTTGGACTGTCGCCGGAAAGTCTGAAACAGTACGAGGGCGGCAAGACGGTGCCCAAGGACGAGACGGTGGCCAAGATGGTGGAGGTGTATCACCTGCCATGGCTGGCATTGGAGCACGCGCAAGCCACGGACACGCTGGGCGTGGTGCCGGAGGTGACGCCGAGGCCGCTGCCAATGGCGAGCATCGCCCTTCGGAACCGTCTGCAAGACGCGACAGGCCGGCTGGACGCGCTGCTCCGGATCGCGGAGGACGGCGTGATCGACGAGGCTGAGCGGCCGGAGTTCGACTCCATCGTGGTGGAGCTGAGGGAGACTATGGCGGCCATCTATCAGGTGATCTACTCAGGCGCAAAAAAAGAACGCCCCGAGGCGGCAACCTCAGAGCGTTCAGGGGAAAAAGTGTGTGGTATTGGATCAACCACTGTTGGATGTATCAATTATAGCACAAGATCCACGCCGCATGCAAGACCTAATTTTGCCGGGAAGGGGGTATCCCTGTGACCGGTTGGGCAATGTTTTTTATGGTCGTCGGCGTGGCGACGGTGGCGGCAATCCCGCTGCGGATCGTGGATCGGATGGAGAGAAGATAAGGGGGCAATATGGCAAGGTATGACTGCGGCTATGGGGCATGGATCCCCGGCCCGGTTTTGGACGATCCGGGGCTTCGGCCCCGGTCGCTGATCCTATACGCGCGGATCGCGCGGCGGGCCAACCGGGTGGGCTTTTGTTACGCAACCAACGCAACGCTGATCGAGGACATGACGGCCGTGGACGAGAACGGCTCCGTGCGGGTGATCTCTGAGCGGACGGTACAGTCCATGCTGGCAGAGCTTCAGGAGCGAGGGCACATTCACACGGACAACGGACCCCTCCCTCCGGACAAAAGCGGCACGGTGCGGACCGGTCGGCGGATCTACATTGGGCGGTCTCTGGCAGCGATCCCGGACGCTGCGCAGGGGGGTGAAGAAAATTTCACCCCTGCAGATTTCTGCACCCCAGGGGTGAAGAAATCTGCACCCCCCTTTAAATGTATAAAAGATAATAATAAAAATACCCCTATAGCCCCCTGCGCAGATGCGCACTTTGAGTCGTTCTGGTCGGCGTATCCCCGGCATGTGGACAAGCAGCGGGCGCGGAAGGCATGGGCGAAGCTGAAGCCGGACGAGGCGTTGGTGGAGACCATCCTCCGGGCGGTGAAGGCGCAGGCAGCCTGTGAGCAGTGGACTCGGGACGGCGGGGCGTACATCCCCTACCCCGCCACATGGCTCAACGGCCGCCGGTGGGAGGACGAGCTGCCGGGGCGGTCCGATTCGGACCGGGGCGGTGAGAGCCGGGAGGTCAACGGATGGGAAACGTAAGGACAGACGAAAAGCTGGATCACCTGCTGGACGCGGAGCGGGCGGTGATCGGGGCCATGCTGGTAGACCCGGATGTGGTGCGGCCTTTGCTGTCTCGGGTGCGGGACGCTGATTTCTACAACCCCGCCAACCGGCTGATCTTTCAAGCGGCCCGGGCGCTGTTCCGGGCGGGCGTCACACCGGACGCCGTGACCATCCGGGACAAGATCGGCCCGGACTACTCCCGGTACATGGCGGAGCTGGTGGAGATCACGCCCACCGCTGCCAACTGGGAGGCTTACGCGGAGGCCATGCGGTCGCAGGCCACCGTCCGCCGGATCCACGAATTTGCCGACGCTCTGAGCGCGGCTCAGACGGTGGAGGACTGCCGGCCGGTGTGCGCCAAGCTGTCCCGGGAGCTGAGCGAGGGGACCAGCGTAGAGGCGTGGACCATGGCGCAGATGACTGAGGACTTCTGTCAGGCACAAGACCCGGACGCCCCGGCTCCGGTGTACATCGACTACGGTCTGGACTTCCTCAAGGGCCGGACTTACACCAAGCCGGGGGATGTGGTCATCATCGGCGGCTACCCCAGCGACGGCAAGACAGCGCTGGCTTTGCAGATGGCCTACCGGATGGCCCAGGATCACCGGGTCGGCTTTTTCAGTCTGGAGACGGACAAGGCTAAGATCCGGGACCGGCTCATGGCAGCCGTGGTGCAAATCGATTTTGACCGGATCAAGACCCGCAGCCTGACCGAGGATGACTGGCGGGCGTTTGCCGAGAAATCCGCCGACATGGCGGGCCGGGGCCTGACGGTGGTGGAGGCTTCCGGCATGACGGCCACCACCATCCAGAGCGTCAGCCAGGCGTATGGCTTCGATGTGATCTTTCTGGACTACATTCAGCTGGTCACCCCGGAGATCGACCAGCGGGCGCCCCGCAGCGAGCAGATGGCGGCGGTGTCCCGGCAGCTGCACACCTTCGCCCAGAAATCCGGGACGCTGGTGGTGGAGCTGGCCCAGCTGAGCCGACCGGACAAGGCCGCCGGATGGCGGGCGCCGGTAATGAGCGACCTGAAGGAGTCCGGCCAGTTCGAGCAGGACGCGGACATGATCTTCATGGTCTACCGCCCGGACCCCAAGGCCAAGGACGGCCCGGAGCTGGACCAGAACAAACACCGGGTCCTGAAGATCTCAAAGAACAAGGAAGGCCCCCGCGGGGCCTGGTACATGGTATTTGACGGGCCAAAGCAGACGTTTTCGCTTCTGGTCAATCCGGACGGCCGCTCCGTCATGCGGCAATTCTCTGCCGCTGGGAAGGCGGCCAAGCAGCGGCCCCGGCAGGTGAGCTTCTGGGGCGACGGGTCCGACTGGACCGAGGCCACGGCGGACACCGAGACGCCGTGGGATGACAAGAACAAGGGGGAGAAAGCGTGAAGATCGGAGATATTTTGCATTTGGAACCGACGCTGGAGGCGACCAGCGGGCTGGGCACCATCGGGCCGATCCCGGCGCGGGTGATCTACATCCACCCGGCGGGGCGGTACTACACGGTTGAGTTCCGCAGTCCCATTACCGGCTACAACTGGCGGGAGGCCTTTTGGCCGAAACTGGAACCGCAGCCGAAGAACTGGCGGGGCCAGCCGCATTTTAAGGCCGTAGGCGCTGCGGTCTGAGGATCAAACCAAGGGGGAAAGGTGAATATGAAAACAATCGCGGTATTGAATTTCAAGGGCGGGGTCGGCAAGACCGTCACCACCGCCACGCTGGCGTATCTGCTAGCGAAGCAGGGGAAGCGGATCCTGCTGATCGACGGGGACAGTCAGGGCAACCTGAGCATGTCCTTCGGGATCGACGCGGAGGAGGGCGCGGACACGCTGGCCCTCCTGACCGAGGGCACCGGGTATTATCCGGAGTTTGTGACGCCCACCATTTTTGACGGGATCGACCTGATCCCATCCGACATCAACCTGCTGGTGGCAGACCGGCACATGGCCCAGAGCGGCGTGGGCCGGATGCAGCGGGCCATCGCGGATCTGCGGGACGCCATCGAGGAGGACGCGGATCAGGACAACGCCTACGATCTCATCCTGATCGACTGCCCTCCGGCACTATCGGCGGCCTGCACGGCGGCGCTGGCCGCTGCGGATGAGGTGATCATCCCCATCCGGCTGGACTACTACTCCACCGGCGGCATGGCCAATCTGGCGGAGCAGCTCCAGCACATGCGGGCCATCAACCCCCGGTTGTCGGTGCTGGGCGTGCTGGTGACTCAGTTCACGCACATGGCGGACGAGAAGGAGGCCCTTGCGGCCATCCGTGGCGGGGCGCTTCCGGTGTTTGAGACGGTGATCCGGTTCTCCAAGGCCGTGCCAAGCGCGACCTTCCAGAAGGTCCCACTGCCGGTGGCCCGTCCCTACTGCGCGGCCAGCAAGGACTACGCCGAGTTGGTGAAGGAAATCTCCGGGAGGTGCTGAGGATGGAAAAGCGGAAATTTAACGTGATGGATGTGCTGGGTGAGCAGCTGGCCGGTGTGGCGGACACCATGCGGGAGATCCCTGTGGCCAACATCCGGGACAACCCCCGAAATTTCTACCCCCAGCCAGACCCGGCGGCGCTGAACGCGCTGGCGGACTCCATCCGGGCAAACGGCCTTTTGGAGCCGCCTACGGTGGTCCCTGCCGGTGACGGCACCTATCGCCTGATCTCCGGCCACAGCCGCATGGCTGCCATTAAGGCCCTCCGGGAGACGGAAACCCCGGATCAGTGGGCAACCGTGCTTTGCCGGGTGCTGCCTCCCATGTCGGAGGGTCAGGAGCAGGCGGCGGTCATCGAGGCCAACCGGCAGCGGGTGAAGTCCAACGCTCTGCTGGCCGACGAGGCGGAGCGTCTGACGGAGGCCTACATCAAGCGCCGGGAGTCCGGTGAGGAACTGCCGGGCCGCATCCGGGATCATGTGGCGGAGGCCCTGCAAGTCAAAGCCACCAAAATCGCCAACCTGTCGGCCATCAAGAACGGCCTGAAAGTGCCGGGGCTGGTGGAACGCTGGAAGCGGGACGAGATCCCAGAGGCAGCGGCCTTGCAGATCGCCCGGATGAACATCGACGAGCAATATCGGCTGCTGGACTGGATCATCGACAAGAGACGGAGCTGCACCATCAACGAGGTGCGGAAGTTCTCCACCTGCTATACAGTGACGCGCCGGAAGTGCGAGCACACCGGGCGGATGTGCGAGAACGCGGAGCGGATGTATGACCATGACTACCGGTACGGCGAGTGGAAAGGCTCTAACTGCTGCCTGCACTGTCTGGGCCGGGACACCTGCCCGGCGGCCTGCCAGTATGTGGAGAAAAAGCCGGTGGAGGAGCCGGAAAAGCCTCCCCTGAACCCGGCGGTGAAGGATCCCCGGCTGGACTACAAGGTGATGGTCCCCACCTTCTGCCAGCGGGTGCGGGCGCTGCGGGAGCAGACCGGCATGAGCCGAAAGGACTTTGCACAGAGCATCGATGAGTTTCCCGGGACGTACAGCGCGTGCGAGAACGCCTCCATGTGCGGATCGGATAAGATCGCCAAACTGGCGCTGTGCTTCGGCGTCAGCACGGACTACCTTTACGGCCTGACGGATGAGTTGACCCCGCCGACGCTGCCGGAGGGCCAGCTGATGATTGCCGGATGGATGCCCGGCAGCACCAACCCAGCGGAGCCGGGAGAGTTTGCGGCCTATGTGGACCTGGGCGACGGGAAGCTGCTGAAACGGTTTTTTGACTGGGATGGCCAACACTGGATGATGCCGGGCGGCATCGAGGCACAGGCTCCCGTGGTCTGGTGGATGCGGCTGCCGCCTATCCCAGCGGCAGGGAAAGGATCGGGCAAATGAAAAAATTTCTTTTTGAGTGCGACTTTGAGAAAGGCCATGAGCGTTTCATTGGTGACGGATTGGATCTGTCGGAGGTCATGGCTCTGATGCTTCGACAGATCAATCTGTTTTATTGCAACCTTTTGAAGAACCGACCGGATTTTGCTGAGTCCTTTCGGCGTGAGCTGATTAAGCACATGCTTGATCCCAAATCACCCGTATGGACGAAATGCGATCACAATGTGAAGAAAAATCTATTTGTTTTGATGGAGAATCCAGAGAAAGGCGGTGGCTCATGAGCCGGTACACAGGGCGCGGAAAACGCCGCAGCCGGGTCCTCCCGGTGCTGACTCTGGCGGCCGCCGTGGCTGCCGTGATCCTGCTGACGGTAGCGGCCAAGGGCGTGGCCCTATGACCGCGCCGCCGTGCCTAAACTGCCCTGATCGCCGGATCGGATGTCACGATCCGGCGGTCTGCCCCCGGTGGGCGGCCTACGAGAAGATCCACGAGGCAGAGCTGGCGGTCAGGCCGTCCTACAGAGAGCGGGAGGACATGGTAGAGTATATCAAGGATAGGCGGCGACGCTACATGCCGGGCCGCTGGAAAAAGGAGAAATCATGCTGAATCATATCGTACTGATGGGCCGTCTGACCCGTGATCCGGAGCTGCGGCATACCGGAAACGGGCTGGCCGTGGCGTCATTCTCTCTGGCTGTTGACCGGGACTTCAAGGGCCAGTCCGGCGAGAAGGAGACGGACTTCGTGGACATCGTGGCGTGGCGCTCCACGGCGGACTTCGTGAGCAAATATTTCACCAAGGGCCGCATGGCCGTGGTGGAGGGCCGCTTGCAGCTCCGGGACTGGAAGGACAAGGACGGAAACAACCGGCGCTCCGCCGAGGTGGTGGCGGAGCATGTGTATTTTGGCGACAGCAAGCGGTCCGAATCGGACACGCCGTCTGCGTCTGGGGACTTCCGGGAGATCCCGGAGGATGAGAAAGGAGAGCTGCCGTTTTGAGAGATCAAGAACTCGTAAGTGCCCTTAGATGCGTTTCAACAGCAGGCGGGCCAATAGGCGACTGCAAGAAATGTCCGTTTTACAAAACGGAACCGGTCCCGGAAGATCTGGCGGGAAAAGTCAATTTGACGGAGTGGTCCTCCTGCGATGTTGATGCCGTGGGGCTTGCCGCAGCCGACCGGATCGCCAACCAGAGCACCCACATCGCGGCGCTCCAGCAGGAGATTGAGAAGCTGCGGGGGCAGCTAAAAGCCTACGAGGACACGAAGCTGACGCCGGAGGAAGTGTCTGCGCTGGTTAAAGACTGGAGCGACCTTCGCACGATCGTCGGAGAGTGCGGCGGCATTGACCGAGTAAGGAAGCTGGCCGAGGCCGACAGAGCCGGTCGGCTGGTGGTGCTGCCCTCTGACAAAGCGTTGACCAATGCAGACCGTATACGAGCCGCGACAAATCAGCAGTTAGCGAAACTGTTATACGACAACCAAAAAGAATTTTGCAGGATAATGTACAAAAATCTTGGGTTTGAAGATGAATTGGATTTTTCTGAGGATTACTCGGACATCTTAGCTTGGTTAAACGCCCCATCGAAGGAAGCGAAGCGTGCATTGGAGGCGATGAAGGATGAGTAAGGCTGTTATGCTGAGCATCCGCCCCAAGTGGGTGGAGAAGATCGCCAACGGCGAAAAACCATCGAGGTCCGAAAGACCAAGCCGAAGCTGGACACGCCGTTTAAGTGCTATATCTACTGCACGCTGCCAAAATATCCGCACGAGGATTTCATTGCGACGGACTATCCAATGCCACAGTTTTACGGCGGCGGCAAGGTCATTGGCGAGTTTACCTGCGACCGGATTTACAAGATTGACAAGGATAGTACGGATTTTCTTTTTAAGGCCGGGGGCCTATCCGTTTATAAGCAAGCTGCTGAAGAAAAGTGTGGCCTGTGTGTGGCTATGACAGACGATGAGTTGCACGGCTATCTTGGACATTACCAGGGCTACGGCTGGCACATCTCCGACCTGCGCATTTACGACCAGCCCCAGGAGCTGAGCGAGTTCACCGGGTTGCGGACGTTCAAGGGCGGCTTTGAGCTGCGAGAGATCGACCGTCCGCCCCAGAGCTGGTGCTATGTGGAGGAGGGCTGACCATGGCTGAATATAAAATCTGCTTTAGAGTGGCTGGGGCGTTTGGCGCTCAAATCAGCTTTGAGGCAAAACCCGGCGTATCCTATGAGGACGCTGCGGCGGCCCTTGACAAAGACAAACTGGCGAAGCTGATATGCCTCGACACCTTGGGCTACTCCGCAAAGGATATTGAGATTATCACGCCGGAACAGTACGAGGCGGAATTTGGAGGGGATGGGGATGGCTGAATACATGAGCCGGGAGGCGGCGTTTAATGCTATAACCGATCTTGCAGGGAAAGCCCCGACGCGCTCGGCTTATGAATCTGTATGGAAATCAGCGAGAGCGTTGAAGAAAATTCCTGCCGCTGACGTGGCCCCAATCGAAGCACTGGAACGCCTGCGGGACGAGCTGTGTGCGCAGGACCTAATCACCATGGAGGGGCTGAGAAAGTTGAACACGCTGATTTGGAAGTACACAACGGTGCATGACGGAGGTGCTGTCTGATGGTTAAAGTGTTTTGCGACATGTGTGGGCGCGAGGTTGACTACGAGGTTGATGGTGTAAATATGGACTTCAACCACTATGGGGTTGTATCTTTCAAATCTACATTTTCTGCGGAAAAGCAGTTGTGCCTTTCTTGCGCGGCCAAGATCTGCAACTTTGTAGAAAATGGGGCCAAGATGGACGGCGAGAGAAAGGACGGCGCGGATGGCTAAACAGTCTGAGTATTTGAAGCGCCGGGAGGCGGAGTGGAATGCAGTGTTTACGCTGGTGCGGCGATGGCGATGCAATTCGCCATGGATACGCTCCAGATGGCCCTCCACCAGACGGAGGGCTGGGGCTATGACCGGATTATGCGGATCACCCATAACTGGATTGCCGTTCAGCGGGAATACAAACCGGCGCTGGACTGCCGGAACCCAGAGGCAGACGTCCGGCAGGAGCACATGGACAGGGTTCTGGCGGAGATCATCAGCGGGAAGGCAGAGCTGATCCGGTTCCCGGATCGGTATCCAAACGCGAAAAAGATCAAATACGGGAGGTAAGGCATGGAAACTGAAAAAATGAGTTATGAACCAATGGAAATTGATCGCGTACCGTATATGGGCTTGCCAGATTGCAAGGACTGCCCAGAAAAACGCTCAACGGTCATTGAGCATCGGTTGTATGGTAATTCTGGCTGTGTGGCAGTTGATACGCATGTGGAATGCGCAAAACTGGATCTTTGCCTCAAACTCAAGCAGCGTTTGATGGAAAGCCTTCGAGATGGGATCATCTGCGGGGATGGCGACAGTAAGCCGCTGGGCCTGAGCCGTGCGAAGCCTCCTGCCGATGGCTGATCCGTTTGTGTGCGTCAGGCAGCGGGCGGGGCCGTTGGTCAAGGCTCTGGTGACGGACAACTACGGATATCTCCGCCGCTACGGGCCGGGGGCGGTGCGGGGCCGGTGCGGGCCGGCCCTCAGCCGCACCACCGTTGACAAACTGGAACTCCGGCTTGCGCTTTTTGGCTATGACGGTATTTTTTACACGCTGACTTTTGACGATGACCATCTCCCGCCGGATCGGGCCGGGGTGGATCGGATCTGGGACGCATTCGCGAAGCGTCTCAGGCGGTGGCAGCGCGGGCCGGTGGACTACTACGTGTACCGGGTGGAGGGCCTCCACGGCGACCACCGGATGCACATCCACCTGTTTCTGCGGGATCAAGATTTCCCACCGGCCGTGGTGCAGTACCTCTGGCGGACATGGGGCAGCGCCTACGATGTGCGCTGGGATCGGGCGCGGGTGCTGTCAGAGGGCGGCTACCGTGGTCTGGCGATCTATTTCACCAAGGAGGTCCCGGAGGTGGGCCGCCACCCGTGGGGTTGCTCCCGGACGCTGGGAAAGCACCTCCCGCTTCCGGAGGTGACCACCTGCAAGAGCGGCATGGTGCGGCTGCCCAAGGGCGCCACACCGCTGCCCATGCAGGGCCGGGATCGTCCTCAGCTGGGCGGGTGGGGGCTGTACGGGTACAGCCGGTATCTGCTTCCGGAAAAATAGCGCTTTTATTTTAATAACAAAGTTTAGTATATACTCCTTAAGATAGCGTATCCTCTTGAAACCTACGGAATATCTACGGACAACCGCAAGAAAGTGAGGGAAAAGCCTTGCAAACAATTAGAAAAGGTGATAAACTTGCCATAAAGGATGGATATGCAGTTTGCCCGGTCTGCCGACACAAGACCAGTCAGGCAATCAGACCGGACACCGTGGCGGATAATCTCCAGCTCTGGTGCCGAAACTGCAAAGCGATCCATCTCGTGAAAATTGACCGTGGCCAGTGCTCGATGATTAGCCGGTGCCGATGATCCCCAGCGTTGGGGGCATCGGTGCCGGTTTTCGTTTGGCATTGTTTTTGGCCTGTGCTCTTGTAGCCGGTGCTAATGCTCCGCCGTTGCGGCGGGTGTTGGCATCGGCTTTTGTTTTTGCCCGGAGGTGATAGCCCGTGGAACAGATGGCCGGTGCCGGTATCTCCGGCGCAAGGCTTCGGGAGCTGGTCTCGCTGCTGGCAGCGGGCCATGAGTATAAATTTTATTCTTGGCCTGAGTGGCGGGCACTGCGGCTGGAAGTCCTCCGGCTGGATCGGTACGAGTGCCAGCACTGCAAGGCGGCGGGGCGCTACCGCAAGGGGTACATCGTTCATCACGTCAAGCACCTTCGGCAGCGGCCTGACCTGGCTTTGAGCGTGTTTGATCCGGATACGGGCCAACGTCAGCTTGAGACGCTGTGCAAGCAATGCCACGAGCTGGAGCATCCAGAGAGCCAGCGGCAATTTCAGCCGAAGGCCTTGCCAATCACCGCTGAGCGGTGGGATTAACCCCCCATCGAGAAAAACGGCTTTGACCCTTTTGCTGCTAATCGGGTGGGTCCAGGACAAAAGATGGGCCGACGGGCGTGCGCGGCGCCGTGACGCGCAGGCGACGCGGGCGCGGAAATGATTCTGC